GCGGTAATTTCTGCTTAGGTGCATTTTTTCGGTTTAACGCGCCTATCTCAACCTGCCCTGGAACAGACGGCTTTAATATAAGGGCATCCCTGGAGCGATTAATTAGCGGAACCGCGCTGCTAAATCTAACCCCCGGTTCATCGGTTTTCTGAGCGATATAATTTGCCATCTGCTCCCGGTACGTGGGATTAGCCAGCGCCGCATTGAACGCATCTTCTCGCATTGGCCCAGTTGCTGCGTTTACCGCATCTTGTGCAGTGTTCGCCACCTGTTCAGGCATTGCCATACTCTCAAGCGTGTCATAACTCGCTTTCGCGTTAACATTGTCGCGATTAAAAAATCCTTCTGGATTTCTAAGCCTGGCGTTCATTTCGAGCTTTAACAGCGCGGTTCTTTCAACGTCAGACATGGATTTATCCATGTGCGCTAACATTGCTGTAGTTGGCTCTGCACCTGTGTTCTTGAAAAGCAATGATGTCCCCGGGCCGATAAAATCATCAGGGACGGCATTTAATCTGTTTGGCATTTGGAGCTTACCGATACCCTCGCCTGACAGTTCGGCAATGATTTTATTTACAGCGTTGCGTTCTGGTGTAAATATTTGAGAAACTACATCATAGACTTTTTTGCCCACTGGAATTAGAGCGCCGCCAGCTCCTGTAAACGCCGTTGTTGTGCCTGCGCTTAATGCCCTGTCGCCTATATCGCCTTCTGTTGTAGCGCCCGCTAAGCCGCCGGACATAAGCGCGGTTTTTAATATACCGCCCCCAGGTAATGCAAAATATGGCGCACTTGCCCCGACAAATTTACCGGCTTCCCCTGCAAATCCCGTAGCTTTATCTAGGCTCTGCTTACTTTTTTCTTTAAGCCATTGGTGCGCTGCGTTTTCCGGTAATAAGTCGGATAGTCCAGCGCCAGCCTTAAGAACCTCGCCGCCGACACCACTTAAAAATCGGTTAACGGCTGGCAGTTCTTTTTGTGATGCCTTCCATTCAGCATAAGCCATAGGCTCTGACTTCTGCGCTTTCCAATCTGAATAACTTAATGGCTCGCTCATTTTTTATGGCTCCTTAAATATTCTTGATAGGCTGGGTCATCTGCTCCTTCGTCTTTTGGTGCCTGTTTAGCTTGTTCCTTCGCAATATCTGCCGCTAAGGCCGCTCTGTCCTCTGCGCTGGTGTTTGGGGAGATATCTATGTTTATTTGTGGCTTAGCTTGTGCCGCAATGCGCGTCTTTCCGCCTTTTGCTGTTGCGGGGATTTCTGGAATTGGATACTTGCTCACATCAAACCCAGCATTGCCGTAAGATTGCAGGTATTCATTTTGCTTATTTATCAACAGCGCCTTAATACCCTCTAGTTTGTCCTTTGCCACTGCGGGTAAGTCATTAAGTTTGGGGAGCATTTTTTCATACTTTTTTTCATCTTCTTTTCTAAGTACGCCGCCCTCCAAATATGAGCCAATAGATTGTCTTGCTCTTCGCAATTCAGCGTCAATTTCTTGCCCTTTCTCGTCGTACGGATTGATTGAGTGAATTGCCCCACTTATCGGCCCGAACATTTTTTCATTATCTTCTACAAGGCTATTTAACCCTCCTAGAACGCCAGTGCTTAATTGGCTACCCTCTGCGAGTATGTTGGCGCTTGCGGCAGGTAATGGCCTGCCTGTTAGATTTCCTTGCCCCGGAGCTTTACCCTGCATACCAATATCGCGCACCTCACCCGTGACCGGGTTTACTTGCTGTAATGCCCCACTTGCATCGGGCATAGTTTGCCACTTCTCCGGCTGTGGTGGTGGGCGTAGTCCCGCAATAAGCCGCGCATTATCAGCCCTGCCTTGTCTGTTTAACTCGCCTTCCTGAGTTCTCCATTCTTTATCAGCTACCGCTTTTCTTTGGTCTACACCCTCTTGATAGTGACGATCTGCAAGCTTTATTCCGGCGGCTGTTTTCGCCGTTTCATTGGCTGCAATCATCGGCAATGTGGTTTCGATGCCAAGGTCGCTATCAGCCAAACTTTCACTGGTAAACCCGCCATTAGCTATCATCTGTTTGACCATGGCCGCTTTCCTATCGCCTAATGCCGCTGTGCGCTCATCGGCCTTTTTACCGATATAAGCCCCACTCAAGGCCTGAGCCACTTTAGCAATGCCAGCCAAGGGCGAGATAGGCACCACATAACCGCCCGCCATTTGGTTTGTTTCTAATGGTTCTGCTCCTTGTGCCATAAGCATCTCGGCTATTCGTTGCCTACGTGCTATTGCGGTCTGTTCGTCGTCTACTGTTGCCATTATTGCGCTCCGAATTTGTTCATGAATATTTGCCGCGCTATTTTGTTGTTTTGGCTATCCGGCGCTTGATTCGAATCAAGCAATTGAGCGGCTAAGGCGTTAGCCTGTTCGGTGGCATCGTCTGCATAAGGGTCAGACTCTGCATAATTTCCAAGATTGCTTCGATAGTGGTTAATTTGCTTCGCCTTATCAATGTAAGGCGAAGCTTTATCCATGTATCCGCGTGCTGTATTCATAAATCCGCCAACTCCAACGCCTCCCATTGATGCAAAACTAGGTGTTAATGCGCTGGTTGCTGCTGCTGTGCCTGCTGTGCCTAGTGTCCCGGCACCAGAGACACCGCCCAATGTTCCACCAATTGCACCTTGCATTCCTGCGCCCGTTCCAGCGGCTACCGCTCCGCTGCTCAATGCTGGGGTAATTGCAGCTGATCCAGCCGCGCCGAAACTACTAAGGCCGCCTACGGCTGTAGAACCTGCCCCCGCAGAGGCAGCGGGTGCCGCCGCCGCGCTTGGCCCCAAAGCACTAGACGCCGCGCCGGCTGAAAAAAACGTAGCCGCCGCAATTGCCGCCGCATCACCGGGTTTATTCCTCACGAAGCGATCGATCCCGTCCAGGCCGATTTGTTTGTTAATAGTGGTCGCTAATACTGCGCCAGGCTCATAATCCTGAATAGCTCCAACTACCGGCGATAAGCCAGCATTAACGCCCGTGGCTACCTGTGTCGCAGCCTCATGAATGGGGTTTGTTAGCTGATTAACCCCAGGGATATAGGTTGACGGGTCAAGCATTTGCCCGAGTTTAGCTATACCGCTCTCGTGTGGGTTTTGCCAGTCGTTCGAGCCAGCGAGCTTTTCAGTTTCTTGCCAGTTGCCAAAGTTAATCATTTGCTACCCGGCCCCAACATATAAGCGCCGCCTAATGAGCCTATTAAGCCGGCCCCTGCTCCTAGATTTGCATTCTGCGACGCTTGTTTTTGGTTATATACATTTTGCTGAGCTTGCCCTTGATTAGTGACAGCATTGCCAATTGGCGACGCACCAACGTTGGCCCCGGCTTGATAGCCCAGGTTACCGGAAAATGGATTGCTAACCTGTGCGCCGCTCAGTAATGCGTTTATTTCGTTTAGTGGCGTATCGCGCTTGGCCATCAGCTCATTAATGGCCTGTTGCCTGGAGCCCATATTCTGGTTAAAATCTTGCTGTGCTGCCTGCCCGCCAGCCAAAATTGCATTACTTCCAGCATCGTTATATTGTCGATCAATTTGATCCATAGCAGTGCCATAAGCTGCCGTTCCCGGTCTTATTCCTGCTGCTATCAATTCGGAGTTTTTAGACGCTCGCTGCTGGTTTGTGTCGGTTTTCACACGTCCCATCATTGCCGAAACGACATCATTCCTAATCTGATCTGACGCCTTTGGGGCAGCGGCTAGCCCTTTAAAATCAATAGCTTTACCAAGATTTGGTGACATTGCTTTAGCAAGCATGTTGCCCACATCAAGCAAGGTATTTTTGCCTAAAAGCCCCTTGGTATAAAGTTGTTGCTGCTCTTTCGATAGCTTTTGCGTTATTGACGGAATGACCGAATCGCCAGTGCCAGCGAATGCCTGATGCTTGGGATCGGCTACCCACGCTTGTTTCTGCGCTGCGGTTAAACCAGCGGGTGGGGGAATGGCCGCCCTTGCTCCTTCTTTCGCCCATGCGACGTTTTGTGTTCCGTAGGGATTAATTACATTAGGGTTGTTCAGCTTTCCCGATGCAATTGCCGCTTCTTTGTTGGCCGTACCTTGTGCAACGGCTGCGCCAACATAATCCGGCGCCGGTGGTGCGTCTGATCCGCCCATAACTTTTAACCCTTCAATCTAATATTTAAAAATCGACAATCTGATCTTCTCATTGTGCATAAAATCAAATCCCCGTCTGGGTGCGCTCCATCTATGCGGTATTCTTCGATAAATCCCGCTTGTTTTGCCATCTTTACTATGTCAGCATTATCTTCAGGCATAATTGCAATCAACATCTCAAGGCCTAATTGTATAAACGGGTAGTGAAAAATAAACCATAAAAAGGCTTTTGTTCCTCTTGCGCTTTTTCCTACGACAATATGCTGTTGGCATGATTTGCCGTTAAAACAGTTATAACCAACGACGGCAACCAGTGCCCCCTTATTTTCCAAGCCTATTGTTTGCACCATATCTGAACAAGGCTTATTACATTGCTCTGACATCCACGTCCTACACCGTTCATTATCATTATCAATAATCTTATAGGCCACCGCCGACCTCATAAACATAATCGGTTGAAATCCATTGGATATCCAGCGAGCTGGTTGTCATCTTTAGTTTTCCGGCCGCACAATACCCCGGCCATTCGGTAGGACTTGCCCAATTCTTTGAAATACTTAAACCCGACTGCCATGTGTCAGCATCCCATAACGCGACATCCCACAACGCCGAACCTTGGGGCGCGTAAGTTGCTAGGCCTATTATTTCTGTATCACTAAAATCGACATCCATATCAAGCAAAAAATTAATGGTACCGTTAGCCGCGAGTACCGGCCTAAACATCTTGAACTGTTTTAACTGGCCTTTTGTGCCGAAATAGGAAAAGGCCGTTTTTGCATAGGCGACAATATTGGCGCCCTGATCTGCATGGGTAACCCAGGCTTTTATGACACTAGTTCCCTGGCAATAATATAACTCGTTATTAAATGTTCCAAAATCCTCTGCATTCCAGCCTATGAACCTACACCACGCATTGGTTATTGAGTTCATCACATATTGATAATGAACGCCGTCCTCGGCTGTTGGAATATTGAACAATATCGCGTTTTGATCTGGATAAGCGATCGCTTTCCAGCCAAAATTACTTCCGTAGGATAATGCAGCTTGATTAAAGGCGGGCTGTATCTTGTAAGTTATAGCTTTTGAGAAATCAAGCCCTGATAGATTCCAAACTGTAGATAAGGGATAAGCCCCATTTTTGGTTAAAATAACCAGCTCCGAACCTATTTTCATGATGCACTGGCGACCTAATGGCTCACCGAGGTGATAAGTCCCGACGAGTGACCATGCCGCAGAATCAGCGGGATTATTGCCTTGGTAAACAATTACCTCGCCTTTAGACGTAACAAATACCATTCTATCGTCCGGCCCATCTCCGGCATCGACTGACCATGATTCGGCGGCCATTAAATAACCGCCTAATTGAGCAACGCCAGAGAGGTTAAACTGAGTTAATGTTCCACCGGCGGCCCCTGCGGCTAGATACCAGAACGATAGGCTATCTTTTGCAATAAAGATTAATCGGCCCTTGAACAGGCATACGCCAATAAGGCTCGTGGTGGCTACTCCCGTTAATGCTGGACTGGTTGCCCCATCAACGGCTAACCACGTCGTACCGTTATAATATAATGGCTTATCGACACCATTAACCATGATTAAATAATTATTTGTACCGTCCCCAAACTGTAAGTGTTGATGTTTACCGTTGGTTCTTGCCGCTACTGATGTCCCAACCACGCCTGAAACGGACACGTCATAAACACCGCTGGCAGTGGAGCAAAACATTTTATTAGTGCCATTTAGAGCATTATAAACGGCTAGAGTTTTCCCGGTTCCAGTCATGCCGGTAGTATGACTTATGCTGCCGCCTCGTATTTCGCAATACCCTGTTCCTGGAAACCAGTTATCCAGCGCAACCGCTTCACTAGGACTCATGTCGGCTAAAGCATTAACAGCGTTCCAGCCGCCAACAGGTGCCGGATAGCTGATAAACCGGCTTATCTGTTGCTTTTGCTGTGCTTTGTTCCTTACCGCGCGTCTCACGGCACCAACCAATTCCCAACAGGCGCAAATATACCGGGGCTTATTCCTATGCTTTCATCATCCATAAATAAGCATGTTTTCCCACCATCCCGGCCCATGGCGTCCTTTACCTGCCGTTCATAAGTATTAAACAATTCGCCATAGTCTAAGCCTTTCTGCGCCGCCCAGCGCCAGCGCAACCCGAGTAAGGCTAGGTTATCAGGAATTAAAAAAGTGTCTGTATCGGCGGTGAAAAATTCTTTTGTAGTCGTGCCGTTTACGTCGAGAATCGCGTATTTTGATTCATACTCCCATTTCCAAACATGCCCAGCTACCGGAACCGGATTAACTAATAAATGGTCGCCACGAAACCGGAATTGATAACGTGGCCCGGTGGATAGAATGGCCTTTAGTGCCTGCCATTGTTGCCCATCAAGCGGCCCTAAGACTGGCAGTCTGTCGGTCGTGTCCCAGATGGTATTGTTACGCAGGAACCGAAAGCCTGAATCCAGCGTGTTAATGTCACCCTGATCTTCATTCGCAATAGTGGTATGAACCGCCTCACGCTGTAAACCCTGCCAAGTGTGACGGCTTGCTAGGTCGTTTACTTCTTCTTCCAGCAATCCCATAACTTGCAGGATGCGATCGTCTGTTGTCCCGTAAACAGAATTTGTGGTGCTGATGCCAGACCGCTGGCAAAACTTATTAACCAGCGTTAATAAGTTCATTAGTCATCATCCAGAAGCTCATCTGCGCTAATCCCTTGGACTATCGCAGAAGATTGTAATGGTTGTGCGATTGATTGTAATGGTTGGAATTGCGAGGAGTGTGTAATCATGCGGGATAATTCATTAATTTTGTTTTCCAGGTTTGCAATGGTTAATGATTGATCCTCGACTTGTTTTTTTAGAGCTGCATTTTCAATCGTTACCGGGCCAGCTTTTTTAATTGCTTTTAACCAAGCGTTTGCTTTATTTTTAAGATCGACTCCACCCATTCCCAGGCGAAAGATACCTTCATCGTTAATAGCCGCTAATTGTTCAACAGTTAAAACATGCATCTTGATGAGAGTTTCTTGTTGAGCGGGGGAGCATACACCCCATCCTTTGATCGGAAAGCCATCTAACGGCAATTCTTGACCTTGCTGCCATGCTGTATAAGCGGCCCTGTATTTATCAAGAAACTCGTTTGGAATACGGCCATTCCTTACGTCAGTTGTGAGTTGCTCAAACCAATTAACGACCTTGTATTTCATAATATCTTTTGAGTATGGCGGCGTAATGTAAGCCATATCAATGTCGCGAGCCACATAATGACCGGCAGCGAGTGAAGCCGCTTTATCTTCAATTGCCACCCGCTCAAATTTGACATACGCCATCCCACCCGGATCGTTTTGCATAATTTGCGATAACATAAATTCTCCAAATAATTAAAAAAACCGGCCCTTTCGAGCCGGATAAGTATCAGAAGATTTTAAGCAACTGTCACAATAGTAGAAGGGTTATTGATGACGCCAGAACCATAACCCGTATAAGTTGCGGTTAGTGTAATGGTGCCTGTTGCTGTGGCGAGTTTATCAGCCGCGCCGCCGATAGTCGTACCGGCGTAAGCCGTTTTGCCATCTGCGCCTAACTTAACAACAATGGTTGATGCAGGGATGCCGGTGCCTGATAGGGCGGCTCCTAAAAATAAGCCGTCGTATCCATTAACGCAATACAATACTCCGCTACCGGTTACGGTATTGACAAGCAAGATCGACTCTGTCGCGGTTGCTGACTTGCGGTTACGCACGCCTAAAAGCTGTTTACCTGTTGCTGTTGCGCCTAAAATTCCAGCGGCGGCAATAGCAACAACGCCATCAGCAGCAACTGTGGCATTAGTTTTGTAAACCGCCCGCCCTTCAACCTGTACCCAGCCAAAAGTACCGGACGCCATAGGTGCCATTGCGACGCCCCAGGGAAAACCTTGAGTAACGGCAGATGGTAATAATCCCGCCTCGCCTAATTCATTCCAGGCGCATAAAGAGCCTTTCAGAATCGCATCGGTCGACTTGACATACATAAACGTCCCGAGCCCCCAGAAAGGGTCAACGGCGACGATCCTTAAGCCGAGTGGATGGCGCTGCGTGGTATCCGGTGCGAACCAGTCATTAAACGGTTGTGAGCCTGCGAAGGCTAAAATTGCTGCAAACATAATCTTTTCTCCAAAACACTAAAAGCCCGCCATACCGAGTAAATATTATGGCGGGGCGGGTATTACAAAATAATGACGCCTTGCTGGCTGCGGTTACTGCAAGTTAAATTCCCCATCCATAGAATCGGTATGACCGCACCATCTTGGTTAACCGGACGTTGCTCAGGCACTTCGGTCAAATCAGCGTCTTTATGCACAATCAGTTTTAAATACTCAGTATTGAGCATGTACATGTGGTTTGAAGGGATGCCGCTATTGCCGTCATAAATAACGTCAGCACTTTTGTATTTGATGGAAGCAAACCCAGCGTTAACGTTGTCGCTTGATGCGTAACGTTTCAAAGATACCTGGCTGCCCTCAAAATATTGGTAGAAATTATTATCTGAGACAATCAAATCGGGACAGTCACTAGGGCCACGGTCTAGCTGCAACCAAAGCGGCAACATGATAGACGTTTCTATGGTAGTAGCTGAGGCAGTTACGGAATTAACCGAGCAATCAAACACTTTGTTTTGCCAGAATGCCCAATCGGATGCGTTAATGCCGCCAACTGTGTTTGTATTAACATCGGCTACAATGGCTTGGAGGCCGTTGACTTGGTTACTTAATGAACCAGACGAATATAAATCACTTGAAAAGTTATTTTCAAATGTCCGTATCGCATTTTTCATTTTGGCTTTTGCTAATGAAATGAATGCGTTTTTTCCGCTATTGCTTCTTAGCTCTCGACCAGAAGCAACAACATTAATAGCAATTTGTCGCCATTGATATTCCGCGGAACTAATAACATCCGAGGCGGAAATATTTAATGAGTCCCAATCTGAATACCGCTGATAAGTGCCGTTCGCATTGTAATCAAGCGGAACAGTAAGCGATAAGCCGCCGTCAACAGTGGATTGGTTGCCGCGCTTCTTCATATAAGAGAGCATGGCGTTTCTGTTGCTAATGTTGTTCTTTATTTCTTTTCTGTGGTCGCGGAAAGTAGTCGAAACCAATTCCGTAAAGGTGCTGTTTGGTGATGGCATGATAGGCCTCCAGTGTAGTGAAAAATGAGTTTAATCATTTCCATCTGCATTGTCGGCCTGTCAGGCTTATTGTGCGGTGGTTGTGAGCGGGTCTAGCCCTGCTGTGCCGTTTCTGTCAGATTGACGCAGTTAATGCTTATTATAGTCAAAGCATTGAACGTGTCAATTTTTTTAACGTGTCATTTTTTTGACTATTGGTTATTTATCTTATCATAACTAGCGTTCATCGAGTCATCCCATGATTTTGCCGGTTGATTCGATATTCTACTGGTATTGACGGGTCGTATATTGCTACTCGATGCTTTTTTAGCTGCTTTTGCCGCTTCTGCTTTCTTGTTGATAATGGCCTGAGTCTGTTCTGTTACTGACTTTGACAATTCCTTAGCTCTAGTTATGGGATTAGCCCAGACCGCTTTCTCATAAGCTTGTTGCAAGTCAAGCCCAGACTTTAGCAACATAACGACGTCATCGGCAACTTCGTCAAAGTACACGTTAGCCGGGTCGGCTGCAAAATTATTAACTTCTTGCTCAATTTTAGAATAGTTTTGCTGTTGCAAGTGTTGTTCTCTTTGCCGCTCTTGCTGTTCTATTCGGTCTATTCGCTGCTGCAATTCTTGTGTTCTGGGATCGACCTGTGCCTGGCCTTCTTGGGGTATTAAACCTAAGTTCTGTCCGAGCGCTACGAATGCCGCCTGCCTGGATTCAGTTGAGCCCTCAGTGAGCGCCATATGATGCCCGAAAAGATTTTGGATAGCCTGCGTTTCACTCACGCCATGTTTTAATAATGATTCGCGAAAAGGTTCTATTACCCGCTGCATTTCTGCCGCCTGCTGATGACCTTGTTTATATTGCTCAATACCGTCAAGCATTTGCTTTTGACGCAATTCGATGTAATCTTGGGCTTCCCTGGGTATTTTCGTCCAGTTTTCGTGCTGCTCTTTAGACCATGAAGCGGGAGCTTCTCTCTCTTGGATTGCCTGTTCTTCCGTATCTTCTACAAGCTTGTCATACTCGCTTTCTTCATCTTGCGTTTCCTCCGGTTTGCTTTCATCTTGCAATCCGTCATCATTAAAATCTTCATTATCACCGCCAAAGCCCATGCTTTCGGCAATATCGGCAACGCCAGCATCTATGTCAAAGTCATCTGTATTTGAATCTTCAAATCCACTCATAAATTTATATCCTCATTACATCAGCGACTACACCGCTATTCATTTCTGCTTCCAGCCGTTCAAGTTTTGCCGCTGGCATCTTTTCAATTGCGCTTTCAATGGTTTTATCAACGGCCTTATCCAGCGCCTTGTCATCCTCAGAAACACGCCTATCAACGTCTTGCTTCATGCCTGGCTCATACTCCACACAATCATTCCTAGCCATATCTTCACGCCTTTGTCGCTGGTTGGTTATGTGCCGCCCATCAATCGGCGACTCGTAGCCACTTAACGCATCTGCCCTCATGTGAGCGGGAATGACGACCATTGGCGCCGTGATTATCTGCGAGGCCATAGCCCCGCATCTGCATTTTACGAAGGTCTGATGCTCTGATATTTTGGTTATTCTGGAAAATCTTAATTTGGTATGGTCACATGAATATAAATATGTCGGCACTAAGTCACCACTTTATAAAATAAATGAACGTCAAATCGGCCTGTTAAAAAATCGATAGATAGACCATTAGGGCAGGCTATACCATCCGGCCCGAACCATTGTGTTGCTGATTCGCTC